CTCGTGTAACCATATTGCCATTTGGTCTAACGCAGCTCTAATACCACCACCACGTTTGTTTTCTAAATCAACTAAATACAACTCACCTCTGTACTGGTCTATACCCCACAATACTGATGCTTGGTAGCCACTTGATGCAGGGTCTAATCCAGCAACTAAATATAAATTTTTATATACCTGTCCTAGTACTAAGTCAGGTCGCATACATTGGTCAATCATGTTCATAGTAAATATTTGCGTACCTTCTACATATGCTTGATTAAAATAAACCATTTCGAATGTTTGCCTACCACCTGTAGATTCAGCAGAATGTAACCTAGACATTAACCATTTAAAAGTTCTTTTACCTGGCCATAACATACAATCAGTATGTTCTTCTTCTAAGTGTTCTGGTATTTGACAATCTAATTCGTGTGCAGTTTCTACTATGCTTATAAAGTTATCTGATTCTAATAAGTGATTATATAAATCATCAGGGTGCTGACGTGAGCCAATAACAATAACAGCTGTATGTTCCTCTTTACGACTTGATAGTGTAGTAGTCCACCATTGTCTTGTACTTTCTCTAGCACCAGGTTGCATAGTAGTTTGATGGTCCTCAATGTCGTCTGCAATAATTATGTCACAGTCACGTGATAGAATCTTACCACCTTTACCTACAGCAACCATTGTAGGTGATTTAATACCTGCAACTGTTCTAGTACCTACAGTAAATTGGTTTTGTGACCAGTTTTTACCTGACCTGTTATCTGGTTTAAAGCTAGTACCTGGTAAACAAAAATCTTCTTGTAATTCTTCATTAGTATCTAGTACGTCAAGTACAGCAGATAACGCATTCTTAGCTATATCTTCGTTACCACCTACCCACATAATACGTACGTTAGGGTTTTTGCATATCTGATATACAGCAAAGTGTATTAATAACTCTGTCTTTCCATGTCGTGGGGGTGACAGTATCAATAATTCTTTACCGTGTTCTATAGAATCTATAATGTTATTTATCCAGTTAGTGTGAAATTCTGCAGTATCATATTTTTTGCCCAGTTCAGTACGAAAATATCGTTGTCGGAAGTTCGAAAAATTTTCTAATGCAGCCTGCGCATCTTCGCTTAGTTCCCAATCTTCTGCGGCTATAGTGTTTTTAACATCTATTTTGTAGGCAGCAAGCATACGACTGACAGTAGCAGCTGTGCAACCAAGGAGGGAAGCTGCGTCTACTACTGCCATATCGCCAGTTGCAACTTGTTCAGCTATTCCTTCGCTTACGAAAGCTCGGTAATGCTGCCCTCGTCTAACAGAAGCGTAGTCGCCTTCGTCAGACTTACGTTCTATATTAATAGGTTTTTTGTCAACTGTCTTGTTATGTTTTTTATCTCTGGCAAATTGGCGTTTTCTGCACTTATCAGAACAAAATTTAGCTTGTCTACCTTTTAATTTCTTCCTACAACCCTCTGCTATACAGATTACGTTATTTACGGTATCGACCATTATTGTCTAACTTTCCTTAGATGTTTGTATAGACAGAATTATATGCTATAGTTCCATTAAATACAAACACTAAACCATAGTATTTTGTAACAGGTAAAGCGGTGACCGGGACATCAAAAGCTGCTCACAGAGTAATCTGTACACTAGAAAGACAAAGGCAGTACCCAAGAACACTAAAAAAGGTTTAGTCAGAATCAAACACCCCAATGCCCGCTCACGCCTGAAAACACTGGGTCTTACAAGATTTACCAGCATATTTTTTATGACATACATTATATATAATGAAAGGTCAAGTTAACATATGGTAGTCATACATACTCTACATACTAAATATTTATAGATAGTACAGACTTTATATGTATATAGTACAGTATGTGTCCTTCCGACTATGAAAGTCGGACACATACTTACTAGATACTATTTTTTAAAGTCATATGGTAGACATTTAAACTACCTTAACACTTTATATAAATACTAGACAATAGTATGTACAATAAATTAAACATTAAGTTGCTTGCCTTCCGACTACGAAAGTCGGCAAGCACTTATGAAAGGAAATAACTATGAAATGTAATCTATGTAATGGAACTATCGGTATGTTATCAGATGATATATGCGAGTTTTGTATCGCTGATATTCAATATATTGATTTAAGTTACAGCGAGTTTGCTTAATTTCTCCTTGTGTATACAACATACAGCACTACTTCCGACTATGACAGTCGTAGTGCTGTTTGTTATATATACTGTATATAACATGACATATAAACTATAAATTAAAAAAGAAAGTGAGGTTAATTATGTCAAAACTATTAAGATATGGACCAGTAACTTGTCCAATAACAGGTAAAACACTAACAACCTATAGCCAATTAACTGCTGTTAATTACTATTCACCAAAAGCTGGTGAAGTTGTTACTAAGTTTCTTAACTTAGATAATCAAGCACCAGAAGTTAAAGTGCATACAGACGCTATTAGAAATGCTATTAGTGAGTTGTACAAACTTCATGGTCAAAGTCCAGAAGTAATTGCATATCGTTCTGGAGTATCAACAGATATAGCTGAGGATACAGCAGTAGAAAATGCAAATGCTGAAACATTAGAACCAGCTGAAACTTTTTAGTAAGTTCTTAGTACCTATCATCCCCTTTGGTAGGTACTATAGAATTTATTATGTGAAAGGAGATACTATGAAAGATAAATTCAAAAGAAAAAAGGTATGTAGAGTATGTTTACTACCAATCATTTTCAAAGAAGATGCATGGTGGCGACTATCTAATAGTAACAATAAGTGGTATCCACTAAACATACATGACATGGACTGTAGAGTTAAAGTCATTATAAATGGCGAGAACGAATGGAAAGTGTCAAGCAAATCTTTAAATAATATAAATCAAGCTAGTTTATTTTAATAGACTAGCTTTTTTTTAATAGAAAGGAAATAACTATGGATATAGTAGCGATAAGAAATGCTATTGATACATTGATGCCATTTCTAAATTCCACTCAAACTGGTAATTTAGAAGCAATGATAGGTCAAGGTATCATAGACTTTCATGAAAAGAAAGCTGAAACAAATTATGAAAATGATTTGAAACAGTTAGGTATTGATATGAAATTAAATACCAAGGACTTTGAAGGTCCATTTTAATTAATACATCGCACTCGCACGCTGTCTAATATGCACGCAGCGTGCAGTGCTTTGTGTTTTTTTTACACAAGACCATTTGTTATAAAGAGGTAGCGAAAGGAATATATATGGAAGAAGATTATTTTTATTTTCTACAAACACAGGCTGAGGAGGAATAATGGCTGAAACAACAAATAAATTACAAGTTATGTTAGATGATATATTATCTAAAATTAATTATCTTGGTGGTACTCAGATGTTAATTATTGAAAAATTATCATCACTAGACAAAAATTTTCGTTTAGAATTTATTGCACATACATTAGCATACGATGAAATCCGTAATGGTTTTACAGATTTTCTAGAAGAAACTGGTGCACCAGATGCAATGAAATTAATGATGATGGAAATGAATGAGGTAGCTATCAAAATTAAAGAACAAGTTATGAAGGAGGAAGAATAATGAGAATGTACACAGATAGTGCAGATGCTATTAAAGCTTATGCAGAAGAAGTAGATTTTGATTTATCACAATGCGTTATTACAGAACATGCTAGCAGTGAAGAACACCAAAGAGGTGGACTTACATTAGCTTTTAAAAATTATGATAATAATGATATGCAAATAACAATTATACATAATTGGTCAGATACATTTGATATTACTTACTGGAGTGAAAGTAAAGGTGAAATGACAATAACTGACCGATATTTTGATGAATTAATGCATTTATTTTCTAGTTTAAAACTAGCTATGTCAGGTGTAACACACGAAGAATATAAAGCACAAATGGGAATAGAGGAGGAATAATATGCCTAACTGGACATATAACAATACACAAATTAAAGGTAACAAAGTAGATGTTGCCAACTTTTTAAACATAATTATAAGTAAAGATGATGAAGGTGAATACTATTATAACTTTACTAAATGTAATCCAATGCCAGTAGAACTAGAAAATCTACATCAAGGTGCTAGAACTATAGACGGTGTTACTGTAGATACATGGTACGAAGATGGTGATGAAGTTAGACCTATGATGGATATGGTTAAAGATAGATTACTTAAAGAATATAAAACTTATAGACCTATTGATTGGCAATACAACAATTGGGGAACTAAATGGGGAGATTGTGAGACAGAATTATTATCTGATGAAACTGTAGATGATATAAGAACATTAGAATTTTATTTTGAATCTGCATGGGGAGAACCATTTAGATTACTTAATGATATGGCTATTAAATTTAATCTTGAAATAGAAAATAAATGGGATATTGAATTAGGTAATGGTGATGGTATTAGTAGTTATCCATGGACACCAGAAGATACTGAACGTGTTTATAAAGAATATGAAGATGACATGAACAGTATGAGAGAAAGTATTAGAAAATTATGAGTGATATATATCAATATGTTGATGAAACCGGTAAACAAGATACCAATTGTCTAACAGTAGACTTTCATTTTGGAAGTGATGTTACTGCAGAAAAAGCAGAAGCTATTGTAGACAAACTGGTAGCGACAGTAGATGGTGATTATAACCAATTATATAGTCACCAACCTACTATATTTACAGTATCACGATACAGTTCAATAGCAGAAACTCTGTAATTGAAACGCAGAGCTACTTACATTGCTAGTTTGTTTCCCCTTACTAGCCATTAGTCCAAAATGTAGGTAGCTTGTAGCACATAAGATTATTAACACTTCATAGTGTTCATATGTTGCACTTGTGTGTTACAAGCTATCTATACGTACGTAGCTTACAGTCCAGACACAACATACGAAAGTATTGTTTGTTTCATGCCCAAATCTGGACTGTGAGGTATGTATCGAAGCAATGCAGAAGGAAGATTGTACGTAGCCCTGTTCATATCCTTCCTTCTGTCGTTGCTTAATACACACTCAACGACAGAAGAAAGGACTGTTATGAAACATATAGAAATACAAAAACAACCTATAAAAATATATAGAATACAAGTTGCTTATTCTAATATTGATAGCCATGGAGATAAACAATTCTTTGAAGAACCAGATATATGGGAAATTGATATACCAGCTACTAATAGTATAGAAGCAATCGTAAATAGTAAAAAAGTTATTGATGTATGCAGGGCAGAAACAATGACTGATATATTTACTGGTGTATTTGATGTAAATGAGAAATATACACTTAATGAAATTATGGATTTAATAAATCATGCAGAACATGCTGGTATATATAAATCCTGGTTAATGATGGAACCTACTTCTATTCAATGTACATTAAAAGATGACGTTGAAAAACTAAAAGATATGACAATTACTAATCTTAGTAAGTCAATGTCTGCAGTAGGTGATGAGGCAGAAAACTATTTAAAGGAGATAGATAATGACGATGCCTAACGAAATGCGTGCTTCTGTACCACCTAGTCCACAAAATAATAGAAAAGGTAAATCACCAACTCTATTAACAAATGACAAAGTTAAAATACTTTTGTCATCACCAAATACCTGGTACATAATAGGTACTAAGGATAAATGGATTAGTGGTGTTAAAGCAAATATAGAGTCTATGACTCAAAAAAATATATCTCAACTTAAAGATAAAGGTAAGTTTGAGATAGTACAAAGAAAAAATGATTTAGGTACTATTGATATATATTGTCAATGGATACCTAATGAGGAAATAATATAGAAAGGAAAACAATGTCAGAAACTGATTGTTGGAAATTAATACAATCTGTATTAGGTAGGTCAAGACGTGTATTACTCTTTGGCCCTCCAGGTACAGGTAAAACATATAGTGCTGTTAAACAAGGCACACCATTGGATATGGATGGTAAACCAAACGTATATCAAATAACCATGACAGAAGATACTGCTTCTGCTAACTTAGAAGGTTTTTACAAACCTAGTGCAGATGGTGGTTTTCAATGGCATGATGGTATTGCAATACAAGCATGGCGTAATGGCGGTAGATTGGTAATCAATGAGATTGACCATGCATCACCAGATGCTATGACATTCTTGCATGCTATATTGGATGACCAAGACATAGCTATGTTGACACTAAACAATGATACTAAGGAAACTGTAAGACCTGCTGAAGGTTTTCAAGTTGTTGCTACAACTAACAGTCCACCAGAATCATTGCCACTTGCGTTGAAAGATAGATTCCCTGTAAAAATCTATGTCGATAGTATACATCCAACTGCAATGCAACAGTTCCCAGAAGAATGGCACAATGTCATTAGCGAAACAACACTAGTTGACGACCCAGAAGAACGTATTTCTGTACGTTCATGGAAAGAATTCTTTGATTTACAAGACAAAGGATTTACAGTTGAAACAGCTGGTAGATTAGTATTCGGTGAAAAGTCTGCAGAACTAGTTGACGCAATACAACTTAGTCAGGTTGACTAATGTATAGTAAAAAAGCTTATCCATATCCAGAAATTGTAACTGGTGATAAGTGGCATGTACTTGAAACTACAGACCATGATTCTCAAGCTAGAACAGATAATCTAAACAAACAGATGTATGTTCCTATGGATAGGGAATGTGAATATTGTGGTGTCAATCACAGTAGAATGATTCGTAGACACGAGTTAGGTCATGCTAAATGGTCACCTAAAACTATGGGTAAGCTTATGCGTGGTACACGTGCAGACGCTATACATGCACTAGAAGAAGTTCGTATTAATTATTTGTTAGAATATAAAGCAAATTTACCTATGGATGAAATTATAGTGTGTCGTGAAGAAGCAGAAAGTAAAATACAGCAGCTAATCTTTACTGGTTCAGTTGCTGATATTATATTGTTTCTTTTGGCTAGTTATACATTAACTAAGAATAGAAAAAACAATTATGAATATGGTGAACTATTTGCAATAGCTAAAAATTATTTAAATAAAGCAGACCAAAGTAGTGATATTACTGATTTACGTAAAGCACAACTTAAGTTTGCTACTAGCACAGCAGAAACTTATATACGTATGTTAATTACACATAAATGGAATCAAACACCTAGTTATCGTAAAGTACAAAAACTAGCAGAAAAATTATCAATTATTCTTAATGAATTTATTGATAAACCTAAACCAGATGAAGTTAGAACTTCTAAACAACAAGGTCAAGGTACTAAGTTAGAAGATTGTACTAATGCAAATGAAGATGGTGAAACTTGTAATGATGAAACTAAATGCGAACCTTGTGAAGAAAAACAAGCTGAGCAATATGAATCAAATACTGGTGATTCTGATATAGATAATCTAGAAAAACGTATGCGTAAACAACTTGTAGAAGATATGACATATAGAAGTACTGATGGCATAGGTAATTGGGGTGACATGCAAATACATGAACCACCATTAACTGTTAATTTACAAGGTAGACTAAAGAACAGCAGACAATATCGTGCATCTGACTTTGGTTACAATCCTAAGTACATTAACAGATATTGTATCGACAAGAAAATATTCAAACAAAAACAGAATGTTAAAGGCGGTACAATTCTTATAGATGTATCAGGTTCTATGGACTTTGATGGTCAAGATATACTAGATATTATGCAATTATTACCTGCAGTAAACATTGCTATGTACAATGGTTCTTACAATTCAGGTGATTTACATGTTATTGCTAGAAATGGTATGCGTGTTGATGATAGATATCTTTCTAAACACAGTGGTAGAGGCAATGTTGTAGATGGCCCTGCATTACGTTGGTTAGCTACTATGCCAGCAAGACGTATATGGGTTAGTGACATGTATGTATTCGGTTCAAGTACTGGTGGTTCTTCTAGTGGTTTTAACTTGCTTAAAGAATGTTATGACATATGTACACAAAACAAAATTATAAACCTCAAAGATATTGAGGAAGTAAAGGAACATGCACTTAAATTAAATACAGTGCTATAGTGGTATGGATACAGTAAAGACACAAGTCTGTTGGTGTCCCTTTCCACTAATTAAAGCTGTACTCAGTAGCAGAATAGAGTGCAGGGAGAACCTGCAACGGGTACAACCTCAAAAGTCAACAATCAACCTATAGTGAACACTGCTACACATACCAAACGAGTTGCACGTTAGCGTAGGACGAAGCGAGGAACGCACATCTGAGTGCGGACGAAGCGAGGAACAAGCTGGAGTGTCAACGAGTATTACTATTGGACTATATTATTAGATACTTGTATAAATAATAAATGAATTTATAATGAAACCTATGATAGATATAGAACAACTGTTGACTGAAGCAGAGACAGGAAAAGTTAATCGTGTATCAGAAAGAATTACTGATGAAGCTAAACCATTTTGGAATGGTATAGAAGAAAGAGTTCTAGCTGGTCGACCAATAAAACCATTTGTTGTAAGCAGGTTGCTTAAAGAACATTATGGTATCAAAATTAGTGAAACTGCAATACGCAATCACTTTGCACATCTTATAGACAATGCCGAATAATAAAGATATAGAAAAACTTTTGGCTGAGGCAGAGTCTAAAAAGATTCAAGAACTAAAAGCAGATAATCTTAAATTACTTAAATCATTAGAAAAAGCTAAAAATAAAAAAGCTGATATGATTGAAGCAGTTTATCAAGCTGTATCTACGAATTTACGTACATGGGATAAACCAAATATTCCTAAACCTAAATTACATAAAGCAAATAAAAATGCAGAGGTAGCGATAGCTGTATTATCTGATGTACAACTAGCGAAAGTAACGCCAGATTACAACACAAAAGTAGCTGAAGAACGTGTAATTGAATATGCAAATAAGATAGTTGAATTGACAAATGTTCAACGTTCTGCACATCCAGTTAATAAATGCGTAGTGTTAGCTGCTGGTGATATTGTAGAAGGTGAGCTAATATTTCCTGGTCAAACACATCTTATAGATGCTTCATTATATAACCAAGTAACTATTGACGGTCCTAGAATATTGACACAATTCTTTGACATATTACTTGCTAATTTTAATGAAGTAGAAGTTCATTGGGTTATAGGTAACCATGGCAGCTTAGGTGGTCGTGCAAGAAAAGACTATCATCCTGATAGTAATGCAGACAGAATGCTAGGCAAGATAATGTCAATGATATATAGAGATGAAAAAAGAATGTCATGGACAATACCTGATAGCGAAGGTGATAACCATTGGTTCGACATTGCAGATGTTGGCGAAGGATGTAAATTCTTTGTATGGCATGGTGATAATGTTAGAGGACACAGTGGTTTTCCATGGTATGGTTTTGGTAAGAAATTATTAGGTTGGAAAGCATTAGCATCAAGAGGGTTAATGCCTGATTTTGATTATGCAATTGCTGGACATTTCCATACACCTACAACAATGTATGTTAATGATATACGTTTATGGGTAAATGGTAGTACTGAAAGCTATAATACTTATGCATTAGAACAATTAGCGTCAATGGGTAGACCATGTCAATGGCTGCTATTTGCTAAACCTAATCATGGTGTTACAGCAGAATACTTAGTAAAACTTACTGAAAGTAATAAATAAATAGGTATAATGTATAGTATGAAAGACTTAATTGTCAAGTCTAAATGGAAATTAAGTAGTATAGAATACAGTGGTTTAGGTGATAAGCCATACTTTATACTAAATAATGACCAAGGCGAAACTAAGTTAGTACCACTTGAACGTGGTGTGCATAACTTACGCAGCCTATTAGACTTAGAAGAAGAGTAATTCATTGCCTTCCGCTTCGACTACGCGCTAAGCGTCAGGCAATACAATAAGAAAGGAATGTTATGAACAATAACGTTGATTTACTATCCCCTTTTCCACAGGAGATAGTTAGAAAAGCACCAGCTGGTAAGTTTGGTGATTACGTACCACACGCACATTATGTAGAAAGACTACGTGATAGTGGTGTTACATACACATGGGCATGTGAACCAGTGTACGGTACATACAATGGAGAGAAAAGAATAGTCGGTGCTAAAGGAACTATAACCATAGAAGGTATGGGTAGTTACGATGGCTTCGGTGACGTTGATACCTTCAAGCTAGGCAATGCCAAGTTTAATGATGGTACTAACTTAAAAGATGCTGAGTCAGATGCATTTAAG